CCATTTGTAACCATCACCTGTAGTAAATACATCTGTAGATGTGCCAGTTGGTTTCACTACTGACGGTGCACCTTTACTGTTGGCAATACATTTATATACATTAAAATTATTCGTATCAGCGATACAATAAAAAGGTTGTTGGTCTTTTTGTTCTGTTCCGGAATTAAGAACTTTGGATGTAATATCGAAGTTAAATAGATTATTAGAAGTATTATCATAATGATTATATACTGTACCAGCTACCCAATCATATCTGGGTATGACCAATTCAACATCAGTCGGAGTGATCTTTTTTGCAGCAATCATTTCATCATATAATCTATAAATTAAATCATTATCACTCTTTTGAATAGTAACAGTGTTATTTGACCAGGGCAGAGTTTTACCAATAAAAACATAAAAAATACTATTGGCGGTTTCGGATAATGCCTCAACAAATTGTTCGGCATTGTGTATTCTTAGGTTTTGAGTAATTATAGCAGGCATTTATTATTTATAAGTTAAAATCATTATCTATAGTATATTCTATACTATCTATTAAAATTGAAGTTAAGCTTGCATCCACATTCCCTAAAATTTTAATTGGAAAGAATTTTGCCTTTGCAGTAACTTTTTGGGTATCTTTACTACTTGTGGTAATACTCACTTCACTAAAAATTTCCATCCCCGCTGGATGTATTGTTCTTTTAACCGCATTTTCCCAAACAGATAGAGCTTTTGTGGATCTAATTACATAGGAGAATGGTTGATAATATACCTTGAGACTGTTATCAATTCTTCCTTGTAATTTAAAAGTTTCATCCAAAATACTACTATGATCTATCCAGTTACCAGAACCTATACCAACAGCACCAATGTTGGCCTGTAAATTTGCTAACTTATTGAACTCTATAAATAATTTTCCTCTTGTATTTTGAACATTTGGAAATCCTTCTGGCTCTTGTAAACCAGATACGGTAATAGATTTTGTATTGGGAACTGATGCAACCGTATATTCTCGCATCAATTGATTCCAATTTGGATGATTTTTAAAATCATATGCATTTATTACCGTAACGTCACCATAATAAGAAATATTATCTCCCAAAATTAATGTTAAACTACCATCGAACTTTATTATTTGTTCACTGGGTAAACTAACAGTAACTGTAGCAGTACCATTAGAAAACATTAGATTAGAAGAAATATTGGAGTTGAAAATAATACTTCTTGGAGTAGGAATAGAACTAATAGTAATATTATTTGCATAATTACCTATAATATTGCTTGTTCCTTCATTTCTTACTATAGCTATCCCTCTTGAATTGGCAGCTGCAAGATTAATAGGTAAGGTAACATCTATAAAGTTATATGTTGGCCAACCATTATTGAAAACTGTACCAGTAGCAAAAGATCTTATGTAAGAATTTTGTGCTACTATAATGACCGTAGAATCTATAGTAATATTAGATGAATCTATAGTTACATTAGAATTGCTTGCTAGTAATGGTCCGTATGTGGTATCAACAACTACTTTTTCAAATCCAGGATCAGCTACATTACTTGAGATTGTAATATTACCTATAGCATTTGCCTTACCAAGAATATTACCAAAATAAATTTTTCTTTGATTTGGAATATAATTTACTGTTACCTCAGAAACGTTTCCGGCTAGGTTACTTGTAGCCAAATATACATTGGCAAATGTAAGTGTTTGTTCCGAATTGCTTGTAAGATAAACCAGAGTGTTGCTAGCTACATTAGCAACAGTGAAATGATTAATAAAATCTAAAGATATTACGTTGCCAGTATAGATATTAGACGTAAATGTAGTATCGTTTCCTAATAAAATGTTACTGGCAAATTGTATATTTGCGTTCCCCTTAATTTGTATTGTATCATTTTCATCAGTAAGTATTGCAGTATTGAATTTGGCTATTACGTTCTCATTTAAAACAAAATTATGTCTTTCATTAAACGTTGCAATTACATTAGATTGTTCAAGAATATATGAACCAGATATAGAATTAGTAATTGTGGATAAAAACGTTACATTTACTAATTGATCAGTAATAAAAAAATGAGGAGCAGTGAAACTTATTCTCGCATTTGATAAAAAATCATTTATGTAATCTGCCGAAAAAACATTACTGTCTATTGTAATAATGTTATTCGAGGAATCTAAAAACTTATACAATACCTCTAAAACATAAATTCCAGATGTAGTATTAACGTAATTGGAATCATATTTTACATTAATTTTTTCAGTAATATCTAATCCATGATCATGGGCAAATCCTATAGTAACATTACTATAGTCTTTTAAAACAAAATTGCCAGTATATATTTCTTTATCAAAACTATTGAATAAAAGTTTTACATTGTCACCTATTTTAAGTCCATGATCTATTGGTACTGATAATCTTATTATATTGTTCTTTAATCTAAAAGGCGTTAGGAAGAATTTTTCTAGAGTATGAGTAAGATTTACATTTCCTTTAGTATTTTGTAAAAATTGTTGTGTAAAATCTATACTAATTACATTAACATCGATAGTAATTGTATCCGAACTAGATAGTATTTCACTTGTAATAAAAGAACTTATATCTGAGGTGAATGTCTTATTATCGACAATACTTTTAACTGTTAATTTTTTTGTTTGATTGTTTAAAGAGTTATAGATATTTCCGGTAAAGGTTACATTAACATTACTACCTATAGTTAATCCATGATCATTTTTTAATCTTATTGTAGCTATGTTTCCACTATTTTGAAAAATACCGGAATAAGCTGCTGTAGGAGAACCAATTGTTATGTTGGGTTTAGTAATATAATCATAACCATAATTACTTATAGTAATTTTATTAATGCTACCAGAATTTGATACTTCACCAACAAATCCCTTAGCACCTGTACCTGTAGTTCCACTTATAGTAATTGGATCGTTAACGGAATATCCAGTTGCACCATAGATGACATCAACACTTCTTAAAATAGAATAAATTTGTGCAGAAGTAACAATTTTTGCCCCGGATTGAGCATTCGTTAATTTGGCCCCTATTATATTTTCACCTGCCTGAAACTGCCCTTCTATACTATTTTCATTTACATTTAATTCAAAAATAGTATTTTGACCTGATTCAAAACTAATTACTGATTCAATAATGGCATTAGCACTGGATGTGTTTCCGGTTATTTTTGTACTTGCAAGATCAAAAGGAGATCCAGATATAGGTTTTACTCGAATAATGTGGGGTATTTCCCATTTACCATCGGAAGATTTCAGTATTACTGTACTTGGGTAGAAGAAATCTATTTCTTCATTAAATAATGCTCGAAAAAATATTCTATATGCTTCCTCAGTTCCTTTGCGAGTATAAAGTTCAGAAGCTAGTTTTACAAAAAGCTTTTTATCTGCGAGTATATCTTTGGGTATATTTTTGGTAAATTGTTCACTAAAAACATCAAGTAACGAATTTATAGTTGAATCTATATCGGAATATAAAAGTGCATTCTGAAGTATTTCTTGTGCTTGTTGATCCTGTTCTATATAGTTATAATATTTTTCTATAAAAGTCTTAAAAACCGGAAATTCAGAGGTAATGTGTTCCGGTAGTTGAGTCGAAATAAGATCTGATACTTTTCTAGTAATTCTTGTGGTGGGCATTATGAAAAACTATTAATATTAACTATTAAACCTGCTTCTCTATTTACTTGAGAATTAAGTGTAGAATCATCCAAAACTATTATTTGTTGACGATTTGCTGTGATGTTATAGGAATTCTCCTGCAAACTTGCATTTATTCTAATGTCACTTTGATCCAAAGAATAACCTATAGGAGTTATGGAGGAAATGGTCAAAATACCGGTTAAATAATCTACTGTTCCTATGTTTTGATTCACTATATTGTCGGTACTAAAATCTCTTAAAACCAATGTCCCCGAACCATTTTCATTTGGGGGCATAGTATCAGGTATATCAGTAATATAAACTGAGGTATTCACTTCTCCCAATATAATATTAAATACAGTAGAAACTATTCCCGTGGGTTTAATTCGATTATAAAAGTTTAATGAATCAGTTCCAATAAAAGAATTATTGATGTTTAACGATGGTTCTATTCGTTTTTGCAGAGTTACTTTTATCAAAGTACCTTGTATGGCATTGTTGATTTTATCTATGGTGGTAACAAGTTTAGATAGATAAAAATCTTCATCAAATTTGTTTAAATTGGAGTTGAAGAAATTTTCTATAGTATTTTTAGCCTGTGTTTCTATAGCAGATGCGGTAGCAGTAGTTCTAAGAGGATTAAAATTAATAGTAATATCCAAGTTTACATAAATAAACTCTGGTTCTACGAATTCGGTTTGTATGCCTAAACTTCTTTTACTACCTAATAAGGTATTCTTAATTGCTTCTTTGGTTGTATTTGAAATAACATAACCTGCATAAGGTTTCAAAGAAACTATTACTTTTCCATAAATAGGAGGTATATTATCCTCACCGCCCCAGACAGCACAGGATTGAACCTCAGGATAATTAGCGACTATAATCGCCTTATAGTCATCTGCAGTAATTGCTCTATTTTGCGCCAAATATGACCTAGGAGCATTAAATTTGATATCACTAAGTTGTTCCTTGTCTGCTCCTCCATTAGAATTACTAACTGTAGTAATGATTAAATTAGAATTGCCCTCAATAGTTCCTGAAATGGTAAATTGCTGTGCCAATAAACTAGAAACATTTCCTGCAGTCCCACTTGAAATAAGATATTGTAAAATAACTATATTTCCCGGTATCAATTTTTTACCAAAAATATTGTCCCCGAAAAAAACATCAAATCTACCATTTGGATTTTCCTCAAGAAAATAAACTGCAGAATCTCCTTTGACAGAAGATAAATTATTAAAAAAAGAATAAACTGTTTGTGTAGTATTTACAGAAGATGTTTGAACTATTACTCGTAAAGTGGATGTATCTACATTAGTGTTAGGAATAGTATATTTTTCCGAAGGTCCAGAATTAATAACAGTATAATTATATTCAAAACTTTCTCCTTCAAGCAATTCTACATTATTAAAAATATAATTTCCTCCCGATGGAGTAATTACATAGGGTACAGTATTAACAAAAGTTAAAGAAGTACCATTAACTGTAGTATTAAATTGTGTATATCTACTTAAAGTAAGCGTAGAAGGAGCACCCACAGGAGCATTTACTTGAATGTTGATAGTTGCCTTTGCGCCTCTGGTAGATCTGGCAAGATATCCGAGATGTTTGGCGATTGATACTGCGGAAGTTCTTTTTACTGCACTATCGAGAAACATTTCATTAACAAGCATATTAGCAAGATATGCATTGTAATGAGTATTATAAGCAAGAATATCCAATAAGGTAGAAAGAGCTGAACCCTCAAAGTCATAGTCGGTAAACTCGTTTTGAGTACTAAGATAATCTTTAAGATTTTGTTTTATTGCATCAAAGTCTAATTCTGCTATTCGTAGATTTGCCATTTATTATCCGCCAAAAATAATATTACTGCTACCTTGTCCAAGATTGTCTCCGCATTCAATTTCGTCTCCTATACGAGCTGCAGCTTTACCCTCAATAAATATATTACTAGATCCACTAGAAACTTTTCTGTTTCTAGTAGTAAAATGAAAAGATCTACCACATTTGTGTTTAAGTAGTTCTGCGTCTACTACTGCAGCCAATAATCCATTAAGATATGTTTTGGTGACAGGTGTGGTAATGATCGCTGTGGGAGGAAAGCAACTGTGCCCAGTACTTATGTCCCCCTTTCTAGATGCTGCTGGCATTTTATCTTGGATAGTTATTTTGTTTATAAATTTCTTGTTGATTTAAAATACTTAAAGTCAATAATCTATTTTCTTCCCACAGGTTTAAAATTCTTTTAATGATATCATAGGTGAATGTAGATGTTGTACCATTACTTCTCATGTGTACTGAAGTCACTCTGTAAATTCTATAAGTATATCTAGCTAGGGAAGGTTTTAGAAAATATAGTCCCTCGTCTCCAGAAGTAGTTATGGATCTAGTTTCGCTTTTTTTATTTTCATTTTTTTCTAAATCTTTAACTTCCCAGTATATATCGTTGAATTCCTCTTCTACAGTACCATTAAATGTTGCACTATTTGGAGTTGTGGTTATAGATAATGTTCCAAAAGGAGAAATTGAGGGAGAATTTGAAAATTGAAAATTTAAATTATTTGAAGTAGTTAATTCTGATTCCTGTACTTGAACATCTACCGTTGATAAAACCGAAACCGTAGTAGATATTACCGAGACAAATCCTGGTTCTGGAGTAACTAATGCTAAATCTTCATAACTTTCCTTTTCTATTCCAGCATTTGGAAAAGTTTTGGAAGAATCAATTCCATCTTGTCCATCATAATCATCAACGATGCCTCCTGAAATGGAAGAAAGAACTATGGGCATTATCTTACTCTGGTAAGAGATGTGGTAAAAGTAACAGGTCTTTCGGAATTAATAATTTGATACTCTATTGTAATATCAACACTATTTAAATCAGGTTGCGCATTTATTTTAACGTCTATAAGTCTAACTCTTGGTTCAAACTTGTTTACTAAATCAATTATTGTCTGTTGCATTAATTTTTCAACTACAGGATCCCAGTTTTCAAATAATAAACTATGGATTTGGCACCCTATTTCGGGATGAAAAGGTCTTTCGTAGTGTTTGGTTAAAATTAAATTTTTCAATGATTGTTTAATTGCATCATCATCATTTTTCTTTACGAGATCCAAAGAAGTGGGATGTTTGTTAAAAACAAAACTAAAATCTTTGAATACTCTTGAGTTTCTGTTTATACTGGACATCTTATTATTTATGGTTAAGCCAATTGACTTAAACCATCGGCATATTTGGCATGGTTATTAAAGGTCATTACCTGAGTTCTATTTCTTTTAGCGGGATCTATTGAAATGTGTATCCATGGATTATTGGTAGTAGACGCATATTCTAGTAATAGCTGATCATAATTAAGTTTTGTTGCCAGCACTTTGGCAATATCATAATATTCTTTTTTACTGATACCTTTAAATTGTATATCAACTGCTTGTCCAAGAGGATGCTGAGAGGTAGCAGATGATCCTGCTTGCAATCTAAATGCGGATGTTACATACATATTAGGATATAATTTTCTTACAGGCTCACAAATGTTTAAAGCAACCGCACTTAAATTAAATAGTAGTTCACCGTATTTTCTACCTGCTTGGGCAACTAATTTATTTTTTGTTACTGCAGATTTGCTTGACAACATACCAAGAGTAAAATTGGGTGACAAATTAAAATTATCAGGAGCTTCGCTTATTTGTTTTATGTTTTCGTCTGGTGCCACATATGAAGAATTTTGTGTTTTAGGTGTATCAGATTCAAGTTGAACGGGTACAGATTCAAAATTTTCTTTAGGAGTTATTCCTGCTTTGACAGCTTTATTTTTAGTTTTATTTACTTCACCGGAAGTAGCTCCTGGTTCCTCAGCATCAAGTACAAAGGTATCTGCCAATGTTAAAAAAGAAGGATCATTAAGTTCTACAATGTTTATATCTTTTCTTCCTTCCAACAATCCTGCATGTGAATTCAATGCTCGTATTGCTGGTCTAGATTCCTCAGAAGAACCATTATTAATATCCACGATACCTTCAGTATCAAGATTAAAGTTATTGCCAACTTTATTGTGAAAATTATTTTGTACTTCCACAAATTTATCGTTTTCTATTTTATCATATGAATCTTTTGTAGTAGAATAAATGGCAGTATTAGCTTTGTTGTAAATTATGTCAGATGTGGATTTGGTGAATGTGCCAGATAATAAATTTAGTTCATTATCAGCTTCTATAAAAACATTGGCACTTCTTATACTAAAATCTTCCACCGCAGATAATCTAAATTTGCCGCCAGCCTGTGCAGTAATGTCATTATGGCAGGTAATATTTGTATCACCATCCACTTCTATATTGGCATCATTACCTACGTAAATATTACAGGCACCATTAATAGAAATATCCGCCTTTCCGGCAATGGAAATATAACCATTACGATCTATAATTTCGTAGTCAGAACCTCTGGTTCTTTTTACTAAAGTTCCGTTGGAATCTATTTCAACAAATGTGCCTGTTCTATGGTATATTTGAATTCTTTCTGCACCAGGTGTATCATCTATTTCTATAATATGACCAGATTCTGTTTGGGTCACTTTATTATATGGATACTCGCCCTTATAAGGTGATTCTGGTTGGGAAAAAGAATTATCCCCCGGTAACTTGGCACCTATCATTCTTTCTTGGTTTTTTAACTGAACTATGGTACCATTAACATCACCAGTAGCTAGTTTGTTGGTATCAGGTTTATCTTTATATTCCGCCTTTGGATAGGTAGCAGTAGGATCCTGAAAACCAATTTTAGTAACATCTAACTTTTGTATATTTTCTGCATTATTAACATCAAATCTTCTAGATTCCTCGAGAGCCTCACCAACTAAAGCAGAATTATATTGTTCGGTGTATTGTTCTAATGCTACTTCTGGTGAGTTAGTAGTAAAGATATTATCTATATTAGAAACTACAGGCAAAGTAACAATTTGTTTATTAAACAATCCGGAAGAAAAATTACCCAATGCCAAATTGATAATATTATTGACATCTTTAGATAGAGATCTGGTAATATTATTTTTTAAGGAATTAAATAAAGGATTATTTCCCCCGAAAGGTATGTTAAGACGCAACAATTCGTCTGTTTGATTAACTACTAAATTATTAACGTTACTATTTACCTGGGGTGGTAAATTAGAAGAAATAGTACTTTGCAAAGAGGATACTGATTGATTACTGGAAACAATATTTACGGGATTAGTTTGGCCTATAATACCTTTGGGAATTTCATTTAGAGTATTATTGGCTTCCTTACTTACTATT